GCCACGGCGGGCGCAGATGCGGGCAAGGTAGCTAAAGCGGCAACGCTAGCGCTAACCGCGGCAAAAGACGAATTCTACGTTACCGACGTAGCGGGCGATCTTATTAAACTAATGAGAAAGGAATAATATGAAAATAAGAGACGAGGAAATTTTAAACCAGCTAGCAACTGCGGCGGCTACGTTTAACGAGGGCTTTAAGGAGCGCGAATATCCAGAGGTGCAACTGGCTAAATTTATGAGCATAACCAGCAAAGGCGGCGAAAACGTAGACGAGATAGAGTACGGTGAAACCGACGGCACGCAAGATTTAGATAACGGTTTAATAGACGAAAATACCACTAGCCTAGAGACCGAGGACGTTTATATAAACGCCAAAAAAGCGCCTTGCCTAGTTTGGGCTAAAGGGGCTATTTATACCGCCGAAGCCGTAGCTAGAGCCGCGCGCCTAGATATAAACCTAGATGACGCAAAGCTTAGAAATTTAGAGCGCGTAGCCCTTTTAACTATGCAGAAAACGGCGCTAATAGGACACGCAAAGGTTAAGCGCGTAACGGGGCTTTTAACTAATGGCGCGGTAAAAAAACAAGATTTTACTGGCGGTAGCAATAAAGCTTTAAGTGCGATGACGGGCGTAGAGGCTAGGGATTTTTTTCTTAAACTTATAGATTTAGGCTATGAGCGAAACGGCGGGCTAGTAGTACCCGATACAATAGCCGTAGATAGCCGCGATCTGATGGGCTTGGCAGGCAAATATGACGATACGATCGGCGGCGGTAAAATCGCGGTGAATGTTTTAGCTAATATCAAAGAGGCCATAAAGGAAAGCGCAGGCGTAGACGTAGATATAGTAGGCATCCCGCTAGGCTTTGCGAGAGATTTGGCGGGTAAAGGCAAAAACCGCGCCGCGGTATATACTAATGCCGAGGACGTAGTAAGCGCGGATTGGGCTATGCACCCGCAAGCTTTTCCGCCGTTTCAAAGAAGCGTGCTAAGTTGGGAAATAGCGATTAAAGCTAAATTTACGGGCTGCTTGATCCGCAGTTTGGATAAGATTTTTTACGCCGATTATAAGGCTTAAAGATGACGGCAGCCGATTTTTTAAATAAATTCCCAGAGTTTCAAGCGGTAGATGAAACACGCATAAAGCTAAGTTTAGACGAGGCAAAGTTACAAGTTATCGAGAAAATATGGGGGCGTTTTTACGAGGTCGGCGTTTTACACTTAGCGGCTCACATTTTGGCAATGCAGGGGGCATTAAGCACGGAAGCTAATGCCAGCCCCCAACCTTTGCGAGAGATAGGCAGTAAAACCGTAGGTAGCTTAAGCGTAAGCTATACAAGTGGTAAGACTGGCTTTGAGAGCGAAAGCGGAAGCTATTATTTGACTAAATACGGACAACGCTACCTAGAGCTTAAAAAGCTAGTTGCTCCACATTTTGGGCTAGTTAGATGATCGAAAAACTAGAGGGGAAAATAGCCGAGATTATGGGGCTTAGCGTGGTGGTAGGCGTAACCGCAAAAAGCAACGCTAGAAGCGACGAGCTAACCAACGCAGACCTAGCAATGATCCACGAGTTTGGCAGCCCAGCGCACAATATCCCAGAGCGCTCATTTTTGCGTAAGCCTTTGATAAACAATGCTGAGACGGTAGCCAACTTGGCAAAAAACGCAATAGGAAAATTTATCGCAGGCGAAATATCACTAGAGGCAGCTTTAGGATATGTAGGTGAGGAAGCTAAAGGTATAAGCAAAGAAGCGATAACCGACGGCATAAGTCCAGCTTTAAAACCAGCCACGATTAAACATAAAAAAAGCTCAAAGCCCCTAATTGATACAGGGCAGTTGCTAAATTCTATCACTTACGAGGTGCGAAAATGATAAACGTTAGTGAACTTATGGACGATAGCGATTTTTGCCAAGTTATAAAAAGGGGCGATGACGAGTTTAAGGCGGTGGTGCAGTTTTTAAGCAATGACGAAATGCAAAGGCTACCCGAGGGGGAAAGATACAAAGAAGCGATTAGGATAGATACAAAATTTAACCTAAACTTGCAAGATGTAATCACTTACAAGGGCATAAATTACCGCATTATCAATATGCAAGATTGGAGCGAATATGGATATAAAAACTTTGCAGGCGTTAGATTTGACGGGCTTGAAAGTTTTGATAGCCAAGGCTTTGAGCGTAAATGAAATTTTGGTGCGCGATAGCTACTCCAAGGCTCTAAATGATAAGACGGCATATTTAACATTGCATTTATTAACTAGCACACAAAAAGGGCGAGAGTATAAATTTATCGAAGGCGAAAAAGAGGTTATCACTTCAACGCGTGAAGCCGTGGTTAGCGTAAATGCTTTTGGCAAAAACGCAAACTTCATCATCGAAAAACTAAACACCCTTTTTTACTCTAGTGAGTGTTTAAAAGAGCTTAAAATTTTAGGGTTAGGGCTGGTAACGATTAGCCCTATTAGGAACTTAAGCCAAATAGTAGGTGGTGGCGTAGAGGAGCGGGCAAGTATAGATTTAACGCTAAGTTATATCAATAGAGTGGAAGTGTCTCAAAACGAGATTAAAAAAGCCGAGATTAAAACGGCAGATTTTGGCATAAAGGTAAATAGATGAGTTTAACGATAAAAAGGATAGTAAATATCCAGCTAAACGAACAAGGGCAGATCGCAAAGAATAGAGATTTTAGCGTAATAGCTATTTTAAGCGATGATTGGTGCGAGGCTTTCGATGATGTAAATACAAGATTTGTAAGCATAGCTAGTGCAAATGACGCCGCATTAAACTTTGGCAGCGACGCAAGAGCCACAAAAGCGGCAAAAGCTATTTTTAGCGTAAGTGGCGTTAAAAAGGCTATTGTTGCTAAGTGGGTAAAAGAGAATAAAACAACACAAGCAACAGCAAACGAACTAAGAGGCTCGGCGCTAAACGTAGGCATTAATAAATTAAAGGCTATTACAAGCGGAAGCTTCAAGCTAAACGTAGGCGGCGCGGATAAAGTTTATACAAATTTGGATTTTAGCTCGTGCGTTGATTTTGAGGCGGTGGCAACAAAACTAACAGCGGCAATTAGCAAAGACGGGATAAAGGCAGTATATGACGCAGAGGGCAACCGCTTTATAATTAGAGCGGCAACGGCTGGCAAAAATGACAACACAAGGCTGGGCTTTTTTGAAAAAGCAGATAGCGGCGACTTTGTAGGCGTGCTTTTAAATTTGGTAAGTGGCAAGAGCGATATTTATGTAGGCAAAGACAGCGTAACGCAGAAAAAAGAGAGCCTAAGCGAGGCGCTAGATAAATTATTCAACGCAACACAAGGTTTTTATGGCGTGTATTCGTCAGCTATTTTGGCAGACGAGGAAGTAGCAGAATTAAACGAGTGGATCACATCGGCACAAAACCCTAGCGTAGCAGGCTATACGATCACACGCAAGGCGCAACTTGAAAGCGAAAAAACAAACGTAATTAAAAAGATAGCCGATAAAGACAGCGGTCGCTTTTTTGCTACATATAACAACACGGGCGACGAACACGCAGGCGCTGAATTATTAGCAAAAGCATTAAGCACAAATTGGGAGGGCAGTAACACGGCTCAAACAATGAAATTTAAAAACCTAAAAACCGCAGGCACCGATGAAACGATCACGCTAAATTTAGCCGAAAAATGCGACAAGTTAGGCGTAAATTATTACACCGATTACGACGGCGTAAGTATGATAGCCGAGGGCGTGGCTTTAGGCGGTAAATTTATAGACGAAACCGTAGGACTTGACGCTTTTAACAACCGCACACAAATAGCCGTATTCAACGTGCTAAAAGGCGCAAAGAAAGTACCGCAAACCGATAAGGGACAAGTAAGACTAATAGCAGCGGTTAAGCAAGTTTGCGAGCAATTTGTTAAAAATGGTTTTATTGCTCCAGGACAATGGCGCGGTGATCCAGTTGGCACACTAGAAAGCGGCGATTATTTGGATTTAGGCTATTACGTTTTTAGCTCTAGTTACACCGAGCAACTACAAGCAGATCGCGAGGCTAGAAAGTCAGTGCCTATCAATGTAGCTATTAAGCTAGCTGGTGCAATACATAGCGTAGATATTTTGATTAATTACAATAGATAAAAGGGGCTAAAATGGCAAGATACCAACACGATACGATCGTTTTATTAATAAACGGCTACGAAATAACCGCCTACGCAGACGGAAGTGATGTAATAAGCATAGAAAACGCAGCAGACGCTGGAGCTTATACAATAGGTGCTAGCGGTAGAGGTGTATTTACGGGCAGTTGCAACCAAAGTGGCACGCTAACCCTAAAACTTCTACAACATAGCGAGGATTGTAAATTTTTACAAGACCTTTATAATCAACAGCGAACAGAGTTTAAAAGCTTTAGCCCTATGACAATGGAGTTTAAGGACACGCTAAACGGCGATGAGCTGAGCGGGCTAAACGGCTTTTTTGTAAATGATGGCGGACTAAAAAGAGGTGACGCACACAACCCAACCGAGTTTAAAATCGCCTTTGAAAGAATAAGCAAACGCCTAGAAAATGGAGCTGGTAACTAATGCAAACATACGAGCTAATGATAAATGAAAATAAATACGTTTTAAGAAGTGCTAATTTTTTTGAAACCAAAACGCAGTTGCAAAGCCTTTTAGGGCTAGCCAAAGATGCTATCAAAATGCAAGGCGAGGACATTAATATCGACGTAGGGCAAATAATAGCCAACATAGGCAGTGCGGCGTTTAGTGGCGTAGAAAATTTTATTTTAAAATACGCTAGCGCGATAAATGCAGAGGGTGGCGAAATTTTGCTTAAAAATGTCAGCCAAGCCGAAACGCATTTTAACGCCAATAGAGGCGATTATGCACAGCTTATTTTAGAGGGGTTAAAATACCATTTTTTAGACTTCTTACCCGCTGGGGCAAAATCCTTAACGGGTATAACAGCCTACCTAAACAAGGCGTAAAAAGCGAGTTTGATATAGATTATTTGGTGTGGCTACCGATAATAAAAGGTTATGCCACACTAAACGACCTACGCACTATTTACGACCTAGAGGACGCAATAGCAATGCACGAGGTTATTATCGAGCTATTAAACGAGGAGCGCCGAGCCTTAGAAAAACAATAAGGCTTAGCCCTCTATTTTTTTACTTCTATT